AAAGTGTTGATGAAAATAAGTTGTTTGTGTGGGAATAAATATTATAGGACTAAAAAATCAAAACAATAAATATTTTCTTAAGTTAATTTTTTATTTGTAAAACCCTAAAAACCCTAAAAACCCTAAAAACCCTAGACGGCCTCCGGCCTGCGCTGCGCGCGCTCTAATGGCCATCCAATGGGAATGTCCTTTTCAACATGAACAACCGTAAACCTACGATTAAGAGCTTGTTGAAGTAAACCACACTTGAACAAATGTTCAATGGGATATTGACTAGTAACGATAATAAGATCAGGTCGAATCAAACGGGAACCTCCCTTTTTCTCCGCAATGAACGGATAATGATCAGACCATATTTTTAAAAAATTTCCGATCCAAGACGATTGATTATCATCAACATCATCAAGAAGAACACATTTTTGGTCGGTATAACCGTCCCACCATTTATTTAAAGGTTTTGGGTAAACTAAGGGGAACTGTGATCTAACACCTCGTGATTTACCTGCTCCTGAAGGTCCAAGGAGCCAGATGCCACACGGTGTCTCAAGGGACTCAAGGGGTGGGAGGTGATTGGCACGGATCCTCTCGAGATTGCCGATGTATCTAATGTAGATGTCCGCTGGAATCTCCTCGAATGAGCCCGTCTGAGCCATGGTACGGGCGTGTTCCCAACGGAGCTTCTCCCTTGTCCCGGGATCCTGGGGGTGAACACCGATCTCTCTGAAGAGACCGTCCTTCCGGCAGTACTCAGCACACTGATGGGGCTTACCTCTGGCGGACTCCAAATGACAGCCGGGGAGGATAGTACGGACAGCAGAGAGGGACTTGGCGTCCGTAAATTGTATGTACCCCTGTAGGTGTCGGGTAGCGGTGGCAGGAGCAACCTCTCGGCCGGCGATGCAGTACTTCCCTCCGAGTCGGTGAAGCCAGGCGTCCAGGGCGTTGTCATCGGAAAGCTCATCGGGGTAGTTGTTGTAAGTGAAGCACCAAGCACGGGAACGTTTATTTGCCATAACCATACGGGGAATGTGCTTTCTTATATACTTAACGTGGCGCAGTAGCTGCGGTCAAGCAAATGGCGCACTGACTTGACAGGCGAAGGGTTACACAAGCTGCGGTTTTTACGATAGGGGGTGGCGCATTGCGCTTCCCGCGCAGGGGGCCTCCAGCCGGGCGCCTGGCGGCGGGCGTGTGTAACACAGAGTTATACACACACAGGTGGTCTAGGTAATAATGTCTAGACCACCCCAAATGTGTTATGTTACACAAACACAGAATGTCACAGTATATGCCATTATTAATTATGTTCCGAGCAGGACTTAGTGCAGCACGATATGCAGGAAGATTCGCCGGACGAGCAGGTGTCGCTCGAAACGGACGATTCGGAGTACGTAGAATTGCAGGTAATGGAGGTATTGTTATGGGGGGAACAAGACTCGCCGGAATGAGTGGAAGTAGAGGTTTTGGACTTCTTTCAGGCCAATACGGAAGAGTGCCAGTCTTTGCACAAAATGCACGACGAATGACTAGCGCAGCACGAACTGGTCGCGCAGCAGCAGGAGGAGTAGGAGTTGCGTCCCGTACAAGAGCAGGATTAGCTGCAGCTGCCGCTGCTGCCAGCGGTGCCGGTGCCGCAAGAAATTTAACGAGAAACAACAAGACAAAAAAAAAGGGTGATACTAAAGGACGACCCGGAGCAGCAGCTCAACGTCTGAGAGGGGCAAAAGGAGACGATTTGACTACTAAAGATTCAAATATTGTCTCTAGTGGATCATACCCTAAGAATTTACAAATGATTTCGGGAAAAAACATTATCAAAAATTCGGGATTAGGGGGAATTAGAGGTTCACAAGGACGGGCTACCTGGACTGAAATCGATAGTTGGCTGATCGCCGAAGAAATCAAAGATGTTTTCAAAACTACAACTATCAAATATGGCGTAAACCCTACTTCGACAAGTTTAGCACCAGAATGGAGAAGAGGATATACCCTAAACAATACTGTAGGTTACTTTGACAACAAGTTCTTATATGAATCGATTGAAAACAAATACGAATTCAAAAATCAAAGTTCTTCACCAACTACATTTGAATACTTCATTATTCAACCAAAAGATACTGCAGAAACAGTACGAAACTGGAAAGATGATTTCGAACAAGGATATGTCGAAAAGGCAGCTGGAACAGTTTCAACCTTCGATCTTGTAGCGGCTGGAACTCCGGGTGTGAATGAATTACCAATACTGGAATTTCTCAAAACACCGGAAGAATACAGACTAGGTGCTAGTCACACTTTCAATAGATATTGGAAAATCGCATATTCGCATAAAGTCGTTTTATGTGAAGGGCAAATGCACGAATTCACCTACAAATGGAACATGAACAAAATCATATCAGTAGCAACATTGCCGGAAAGCAATGCCGGCGTTATTAAACATATGAGTTCCTTCTTGATAGTAAAGGTGAATGGAGAAATCGGAGATAATTCGAACCTTATTAATGCAATACTAAAAGTATCCACCCCTCCGTCTAAAATTATTTGGAAAAAGAACAGAGTTACAACGGTTCGACATGCAATGTTATCTCCAAACGTTGTAATTGACGATAGCGTCCTTTTAAGAACCGATCTGGCTAATATTTACGATAAGGACCCAAATACTGGTGATTTGGAAGACGTAAACGTTGAAACATGAAGTACTGGATAAAAGTGTTGATGAAAATAAGTTGTTTGTGTGGGAATAAATATTATAGGACTAAAAAATCAAAACAATAAATATTTTCTTAAGTTAATTTTTTATTTGTAAAACCCTAAAAACCCTAAAAAC